GCCGATCTTCCTCACTATCGGTCCATGTGTAGCGTTTGAACTGCGGGATGAAGTCAACCGCGACATCATTCCAGACGATCCGGCCTTCGACATCGAAGCTCCAGAAGTTGCCGTCTAGCTGCTGCTTCATCAGGCGTTCGATTGCATAGGTGTCGGTGGTCATTTGATCCTCCCTCGTAATCGGGGCGACCCGTAAGAGCCGCCCCGCTCTTTAGTATGCTGCGCTACTTCTTCTTCCAGGGTGGCACCGCAGCCGTCGCAGGTGCAGCAGCCGGTGCGCCTCCTTCGCACGGCTCGTATCCGGCAATCTCATTCGATGCCTGATAGTTGCCCTCTGCGGGCTTGACCTTCACCGTGATCATCATCGGCTTGTCGTGGAGGTCAGAACTCTCGTTCGGCATCATCACACCAACCGACCGGCAGATGGCCGAGAGTGTCCTCTGGGCAATCTCTTCCGCCGTCTTGTTCGGGTTGTTGAGGTTCAGCCGATCCATCAAACTCACGCCTTGATGCGGCCCCTCGATGATCTGGCAGGTGAGCACCAGCATTGAGCCGGTCTGTGCCTTGGTGGGGCGCTCCTCGCTCTTGGTGATCACGGCCTTGTACTTGCCAGCCGGGATCGTTTCGCGCGGCGCACTCGGCTCCACGACATTCGCATCAAATCCATTCAGTCTCATTCTCTTCTCCTACTTTGCTACAAAGGCTTCGAAAGGGTTGCCGCTCTCAAAGGTAAACGGCAGCGGCTGGGTAATGTTGAAACGGTTCTTCGTCACGCTCGAGGCTTGCGGGAAGCAGATGATTTCCCGGTCGCCTGTGCTGATCGCCCGCTTCTTGTCGCCATCACCTCGAACATAGGTCTTGAGCCGGATCAGGCCCACGAGGTCCACGTTGTCGGTGTAATGCGGCAATGACTTCTTGTGCATGCGCACCGTGTATCTGGCGAATGGATCGAAGTCTGGCAGATCAAGCGTCTCGGTGTCAGCGTGGCCAATGAAGACCACGTTCATGCCGCGTTCGTAGGCCAGTGCGCCAGCCCATTCCCGCACCTGCCGGTGCTTTTCGGCTGCGGTGTTATAGCCAGCGCCGTAACCGCCACCGGCTTGGTTGATGCTCTTGGCCTTTGGATCGGCTGCAACAATCTCATGCTCGATGAGCGTGGCAAGCTGCGTGATGCTATCAATCACGACCGTCTTGAAGTCATGCTCCTGCGTTGCCAGTGCCTCGATCTGATCCAGCACTTCCTGGCTCGATGAGACCAGCGGGAAAAGCATCACCTCGTCATTGCCAGCAAGCGAAGCGGTGCCGTCCTCCGTGCGGATGAACACCGGCTTCGGGAACATTGCAGCCAACGTGCTCTTGCCCATGCCGCCCTCACCGAACACCGTTGCGATTATTGGGCGTTGCCCCACCGGCTTGGACAATGATTTCAGATCAATTGCCATTATTCTGATGCTCCTTCATTCTAGCTATCACTGCATCTTTTGCTTCTGCGTAACGAAATTCTGACAAATACACTTTAGTAGCAGCAGCATTGCGTTCATCAAAAACCGACAAGGCCTTTGCGAATGTGTTATATGGATCACTTTTGTCATAGGTTCGCATTGCGCAAATCTTGCAATATGCATGCTCAATAGGAGTCATCTGATCGTACATTTGACCATTCAATCTCGCCATGACTGCATTAGCATAATAAGACTTGCTGAGTGTTGACATGGCGACTGCCGCCGCTTTTACCGGAGCACTATCAATCAAAGCCATGTGCGACGATGAAATCGCGCAAATGCTTTCAGCATCGCTTCGAAACACTTTGGAACATTCTTCGACGTATGAAATCGGAACACTCCCCCAGCCATTCATCATTCGAGCCAGCACAGTTACAACACTGGCAACTTTAGTCGGCATCTTGAGCAAATCACCAGTAGACCTCCGTGCCGACAAATCAATCTTGAGAGACAGATGATCTGGTGTATTGACACCCCTGGTGACTTGCATCTTGACGCAGACACCTGACATCTTCACAGCGTGAAGCCTGTGCTGGCCGTCTATCAAAAAGCCTTTATCGTTGAATGCAATTCCTTGGTGAGTACATTGCCAGTTGCCTTGCTTCATTTCAGAAGCAAGCTTCACAATATGTGATTTCCGCAGTGCTCTATTGCCAGAGTTGAAAGACAGATACTCTTCCGCTTTGTCAGGCGTGATGATTTCAATGATTGTTTCCATATTCCACCTCCTTCATTCCGAGTAGTTTCATCGCGTCCCGTATATTCTCAATCGCAAGATCGATCTCACGGTTGCGATTGATGCTGCCCCTAGCTTGCATGATGTGATCGCGTGCGTTCTGCAACGCATCAGCGACAGAGTACAAGTCCAATCCCGGGATCATTCCGACACCACCTTGACGCCGATCTTTCCCGGCGTTGCCGTGATTGCCTTGGCTGCGATGGACCAGAGGTCAGGCCGCTCTTTTGCCAGCCATTTGCATCCGGCATCGTCCACTTCGATCTTGACCTTGATCGGCCAAGCCTCGGCGGGCATGTCGTGCTTGACGGTCTCCCACACGCCCAAATCAATCTTGCGATAAATCGGCTGGGTGAGTGTCACCTTGTACGGCTCGACCTTGTGCGTGATTGCGCCTTCGGTCTTGGCGTCCAGTGCCTGGGAGATTTCTTCTTCGATCTTGATGCGGGCCTCTTTGGCTTCATCCTCGCGGCGTTTGGCTTCAAGCCAGGCCCCGCAAAGGCCCGTGATGTTGCTGCTCATTGTCAGCCTCCTTTTCTCTCAACGGAATGGCTTATTGCATATTTCTGAAATGCGTGCAATAGAAAAAATTGCAATCACCAAGCAGGAGACTGACCAATGTTATCCATCGAAGAGATTCGCGTCCGACTTGCCGGGGCTGACATTCCGGAAATCGTCAAGGCGACCGGCCTTTCCTACAACACGATCAAGGCCATTCGGGATGGCGCTCCCGGCGCTCGATATGAGACGATAAAACTGCTCACGGAGTTTTTTGAAGGCCGCGCATAAATGACCATCATAGCGAGCATCAAGCAGTACACCGAACTCGGCTGGTATCTCGTTCCGATCCCGGCAGGGCAGAAGGGGCCGACATCTTACGGCTGGAACCAGAAGGACAAGGCGCTCACCGGACAGGGTGCCATTGATTTCTACTCAAGAAATTCAACCTGGAATGTCGGCCTCATCCATCAATGGACTGGAACTTGCGCGATCGACATCGACCACATGGAATGGACGCGGATCATCTTCGAGGGGCTGGGTCTTGATCTTGATGCCTTGATGGCATCAACCGCCAGAATCCGGGGCCGGGAGGGGCGAGGCAAGCTGATCTTCCGCGCCCATCGGGATGATCTATCCCGCCATTCCATCGCATGGCCGAACAAGGATGGCCGGGGCAACACGACCGTCTTCGAGTTGCGCGGTGGGCCGGTGCAGGATGTCTTGCCGCCGTCGATCCATCCCGACACGATGCAGCCCTATGTCTGGGAAGGATTGCCCTTCGATCAGATTCCGATCCTGCCGCGTCAACTCCAAGTCATGTGGGACGAATGGGACAAGTTGCGCCCGCAAATGATGGACCTATGCCCGTGGAAGGTTAGGCCTGAGTATCAAGCCCCGGTTCGGGTTCGGGCACCTAATCCCGGCACATCGGTCATCGATGCCTATAATGCGGCGCACAATATCGGCGAGTTGCTGGTCAAGTATGGCTATCGCCGCACCGCACCGAATCGCTATCTAAGCCCGAACAGCGGGACCAAGCTGGCTGGTTGTAACGTCTTCGACAACAACACCGCTTTCAGCCATCACGGTTCCGATCCGTTCGGCAACGAACACGCCTTCGACTGCTTCGAGCTTTACCTACAGTTCGAGCACGCCGGGAACATGAGTGCGGCGATCAAGAACGCAGCCCTCTTTCTGAACATCACGACCGATCCAAGCCATGAGTGGACGCCCGAGAAGCAAGCCGAGACTGACCACGGCAAGGCGGCAACTCCCGGCGTGCTGCCTTCAAAACGCACCACCACTGTTACGCCAGACAATCCGCTGGCATCTATCCCGGCGCACCTGCTTTCGATCCCTGGCGTGCTCCAAGACGTTGTGCGGTACTACGAAACAACCGCCATCAAGACGCA